ATAGCCTACTGTTTCGCAAACACCGATACCACTAAGGCTGGTTCCTACACCGGCAACGGCAGCACCAGTAATTCGCCGTTTGTTTACTTAGGTTTCCAGCCATCTTTCTTTCTTGTAAAGCGGTCAGACAGCGGCACACATCACTGGCGTTTGTTTGACGCAGTTAGAAGCACGTTTAATGACGTTGACGACTACCTTACGCCAAGCAATTCTAACGCTGAGGCCGTTGGTAAAGACGTAGACTTTGTTTCAAACGGCGTAAAAATTCGCACAAACGACAGTGATTTGAATACAAGCGGCGGAACCTACATATTCCTCGCCATAGCTTCAATACCTTTTAAGTTTTCACCAGCCAGATAGGAGATATACCGATGGCATACAAGTACAGTGGTCGCATCGTCCGAACTGGTAAGGCGTGGACTGACAATGACGGAATACAGCACCCAGCAAACTGGATGGTCTGGGATGACGCAACTAAGGCAGCCAAGGGGCTAGTCTGGGAAGATGACCCAGACAATAGCTTCGATGGTCGGTTCTACTGGTCAGCCGGTGTGGCTAAGTCACTGGATGATGTGAATGAGGTTGACGAAGATGGCAACCCATTGCTTGACGAGGATGGCGAACAGGTCGTGACGCTTGGCCTCAAGTCCAATGCCATTGCCACAGTCAAGGCGCAAGCCGGTGGTTTACTAGCCCCGACTGATTGGATGGTTATTAAAGCGGCAGAGGTTTCTGGCTATACAGTACCTAGCGCAACGCTTACATATCGTGCAGCGGTACGCACAGCCAGCAACACAATCGAGGCAGCGATTACGGCGGCTAGTGATTTGGACGAGTTTATGGCATTATATGATGTGCCGGTTGATGCCGATGGCAACCCAACAGGCAACGCACCTATCAACGACTGGCATGACGAGGCGTAATGATGAACGAGGAAACCAAGACAACGGCTGACCTAGCTTTCGGCGGTGTTACTGTTGGTGCGTTCTTTGAGGCGTTGCCTGAGATTACTGCGCTGGTTGCGTTGTGTTGGTGGATGCTGCGTATCTGGGAGACCGAGACCGTGAAGCGGTTGACTGGTCGACAGGACAATGTTTAAAGCAATCGTGCTAGCTTGCTCTCTTGGCAACCCAACAAATTGTGTTGAGCTACATGATTTTCGCGGGCCGTGGCCTAGCTATGAGGCGTGTGTCAACCGCGCCCACGAGATGTCTAGGTCTATAGGACAAATGCCCGGCGACCTGCTCGCCAAGTCTTACAAGTGCCTGCCGTTGCGGAAAGGAATGTTGTCATAATGGAACCGATAAGCACGGCGTTGATGGCGGTATCTGCCGCGTCAAATGCCATAGCATTTATAAAGGCACGAGTGGGCGACGTTCAATCGGTGGCTGATTTGTCGGAGCAAATCGGCACGTTGTTTTCAGCACAGAAAAAACTAAACGAGGAACGCAACAAGCAAGCCGGTGTTGGCGACATTAGCTTTAAGGGTAGCATAGACGCGGTGCTTGAAAGCAAGCGTCTGAATGAGGAAATGCAGCAGATCGCACAGATGATTAATATGCGCTGGCCTAAACCAGCGGATCAGCCAAGCACTTGGCAAGAGATCATTAACCACCACAACAAGGCGTTGCGCGAGCAGAAAGAAGCCCGGATAAAGGCTCAAAGGGAAGCTGCCATTGCACACGATGAGGCTATTGAAAACATGAAAATTGGGCTGGCTATTTTTGGGCTGGTGGTTGTTGTGATAGGATTGTTTATAGCAGTTATGGTGTCAACAGCCGGGGCTATCGGCTTTGCATGAGTGAAACACGCACTGGCCTGATTGGGGAGCATTTTGCTGCCGGTGCCATATTGTCGATGGGCTGGGCTTATGCCCCCGCAGCACAGGATAAGATTGATGGGATTGCCATTTCAAATACTGATAACACGATACTTAGGGTTCAAGTTAAGACTGCGAGCTTTTTATTACAGAAGAACAAGCGAACTCCGGCTTATCATTTTCAGCTTGGGTCTGGCTGTTCGGCGAAGCATCTACCGCGTAACACAAAGGATTGGTCGGATTATGACATATTGGTGCTGTGTGGCAAGGAACATAGAAGCTGCTTATTTTTCCACGTCAGCCAGATACAGCAGTACAGCAAGCGAATGCAGGGCAGCGCGTTTACTCGCGAAGCTGAAGAGGAAAGCTGGCTCAAGGCTGTCGCGCTGGCTAAAGAGATGAGGCTGTGATGGATATCGAAAAGCTGCGCGAAGAGCTAATCGCGGATGAGGGCATGAGGCTAGACGTGTATGAATGCACGGCTCGGCATTTCACGATTGGCGTGGGCCATCGCATCATCGAGGGTGACGCAGAACACGGCAAGCCATTGGGCTACACGATCACAGAACGCCGCATGAAGCAGCTATTCGATCTGGACATTGCCATCGTGCGAGAGGATTGCCACAGGCTCTATGAGGATTTCAGCGACCTGCCAGAAGAGGCGCAGCGCATCATCGCCAACATGATGTTTAATATGGGCTTGCCCAGAATGAGGCTTTTTAAGGCTATGCGCAAGTGCGTCAATGACAGGGATTGGGCTGGGGCTGCGTTGGAAATGCTTGATAGCAAGTGGGCGCGCCAATTGCCTAATCGCTCAGAGAGACTGGTCAAACGAATGAGGGCTTTGGCTAATGAGTAAAAGCCCTTGCGTTGGTATCTGTGTTTTGGATGAGGATCGCGTCAGGTGCATTGGCTGCGGCAGAACCATTGATGAGATAATTAGTCGCGGGAAAAAGCAAACAAGGATAAAGCAATGTTAGGTGTACTTGGAAAAATACTAGGGTCAGGTGACGTGATCAGTCAGGGCATCAAGCTCATTGACGATATGCACACGAGCGATGAAGAGGCTATTGCGGCGAAGAGCAAAGCCCGCATCGACCTTATGACTGCTTATGCCCCATTCAAAATAGCACAAAGATTTTTGGCGCTGATGTTTGGCGCTACGTTTCTGGGCAGTTATGTGCTGGTGCTTGTCATGACTATAACCGGACGTGGCGACCCAGACGCAGTAACAAAAGTGATGGAACAGTTCACAATAAATTACGCTATGCTTGTGATACTTGGCTTCTATTTTGGGGCTGGCACAATTGAAAGCATCCAGCAGCGCACTAAAAAATAAAGGGGCTTTCGCCCCCCTATTATGCCAGCCTAAGTGATCTCCTCTTTCCCAGCGTCCTAACCAGCACCCCATCGCTTATCAGTTTATTTAACTGAGACCGCACGGCAGTGCGTGAACGCCCTATTGCTGCGGCTATATCCTCCTCTGACGGCGGGTAACCGTTTTCTGCGTGGTATTTAACCACTGCGTCAACGACAGGCCGCCAAGAGCCTTCTTTTCGGTATGGGCCATTCTTCTTTGGCATCAGTCAATCTCCTTTAGCGTTAGAGTTTTCTGGCGCACGACAGTCTCAGGCTTTGCAGGGGTCACCTTCTCAGGCTGCGCCCGCATCTTGCGTGTCGGCCACTTGACTTGCACCCGGCGATTGCCAACAGACGCAAAGGCTGTGTCGTGGCTGCCCATCGTATCCATCAGGGCTGACGTGGCAATGTCGATCTCGCGCTCGGCCATTGCCTTGTTGGCCTTGGCCGTCATCAGGTGATCAACCCACATTGCGTCATCACCCTCAAGCTCTAGCGGCGGTGCGTCTGCATCGCCCCTGCCATACGCCGCCACCCCATCTGCCGGTGACACGACTGGATACTTGTCAATATTTTTTCGGCGGTTTTCAAAATCAATGACCGCCTCGCGGATGCGGTTTTGTATTACCTCATCAGCCTGATAGACAAACAGACGCAGGGTCGTGCTTTGATACAGCACAGCAATGCATCCCCACTTGTAGCCAGTACACATCATCTGACCTTGCAACTGGTATCTGCCACGGTGTGTCGCCGGGATTTCTTCTGGCCGGGCTGATGTAAGTTTGGCCTCAAGCAGCCCGATGCCCTCAATGTCAATTGCGCCGCCTTGCGGCACATAAATCCCCTTATCCCAGTTGGCTATGATTGAACCCTTGCCAACGCCAGTGCCATCGAGGCTGGCAGCTAGTGGCAGGTGGTCGTGCTGGTATGGCACGGTGATGTCAGTCTCAACATTGGTCAAGCCCAACCGCTCGGCAGCCTTTTGCAATATCATCGGCTCAAAGTAATCGCCAAGTTCCATTGGCTCATTTTGAGGTATCCACTTTGGTGGGTTGCCTTCGTCAATGCTGATGAACTGCTCAAGCAATTCGTTCTGAGTTTCCCACGGCGATGCGTTAAGCAATGCAGGCAACCGGCTGACGCTCAACTGATTATCCGGTGTAAGTTTTCCAACCATTTTATTGTCCCCCAAAGCGAGCCATCAAATACCAGAAGTTCCAGTCTGTGATGGCGTTGGTGAAAAAAGTAATTACAAATGCTGTTACAAACAGCATACCGATAGTGTCTTTAACCATTAGTTTGCTCCCA